ACTGCTATTGCTGCAATTTTGGCTGAAGCAGATGTTGAATACACTATGGCTGATAAGGGCGCAAAATCGGTTCCTTTTATTAAGCTAGAGCAAGCTTCTTTTTTGAAGCATTTTGCTAAGTGGGATCCAGAATTGCAGATTTATCGTGCACCAGTAGAGGAAGATTCAATTGCCAAGATGCTTCATACGCATTTGAAGTCCAAAGTTTTGACCATGGAGCAATCCAGTGCCGAGGCTATTCAAAATACTGCATTGAAGTATTTTGAGTTTGGACGCGAAGTTTACGAACTTCGCAGGTCACAGTTGGAGGAAGTGGCCCGTGAAACAGGTATTGTTGGATACGTTGGACCCATCATGTCGTATGATGAACGTTTACAATGGTACCGAGAAAAGTTTGAAGATGTTTTGGAGTCTTAATTGGGAGACTCAGCATTTTCACACTTTATCCCCATTATGGGGGCTTAGTCTTAACTGATTCACTAGGACGTTAAATTAGAGATCGCGGCTTGGTGAGTAGCTGCAGGCGGGAAGCCGAAACCGAACTTACCATGAATGTTAGGATATACGCATCGATATTTGGTTCTGAATTACCAAGTTTAATTTTATCGATGGACAGGCCGCATTTATTTTATAACTTCAAAATAGCACTGTTATGTTGCCGATTGATGTACCGCACATAATATATTTAAAATACATTACTAATTTTGAAACAATTTTTGAGGATGGTAACCTCAATAAAAATACCAATTTTGATACAACTTCGGACAATTTTGTTTATGTTTCTCAGTCTGGAGTTGGGGGTGATGAACAGCCTCCACCAGGTGTTAATGAGAGTGAAATGGCTCCCATGACCACCGAACAAATTACCTCATTTGCTGACCAGGATGCTGGTTGGACCACAGAAAAGGTAGGTATGTACGATCCTACCATGGATTTAGCTAACAATAGTGATAGTAGTCTTGGAGATTTTCTTCAAAGACCTATTCGCCAGTCAGCACAGACATGGTTAGTGGGGCAACCTTTGTATTACAAATTTAATCCTTGGGCATCTTTTTGCGAAAATCCGTTCGTGAGAGATAAGATCAAGAATTATGAGTTGCTTCGTATGAAACTTCATGTTAAGATCGTGATTTCAGGAACAAAATTTCATTATGGACGTTCCTTGGTATCATACAATCCATATACGCAAGGTGATCAAGTCACTGTTAGTAGGAATTTTATTACACAAGATTTGATTCAAGCTTCACAGAAGCCCCATTTCTTTTTGAATCCTACTAAGAATACTGGTGGTGAACTTTGTTTACCATTTTTCTGGCCACAGAATTATTTGCGTATTCCTGATGCGGATTGGGACGATATGGGAGATATTGTTATCTCTTCTTTTGGAAATCTCCTTCATGCCAATGGAGGTGATGATCCCGTTACTATCACGACGTATATTTGGGCAGAGGATGTGGTATTAACCATACCTACAGCTTCTGATCCTCCACTTGTTTCTCAGAGTGGACGTCGTGGCCAGAGGAGTTCTGCCCGTGATCAGGCTAATACTATTAATTCACGTGATGAATATGGTCAAGGTATAATTTCTAAACCTGCTGCAGCTATTGCTAAAGCAGCAGGGGCTATGAGTAATTTACCCATTATTGGCCCTTACATGACTGCAACACAGATTGGAGCTAATGCTGTAAGTAAGGTTGCTCAGTTATTTGGTTATTCACGACCAAATATTATAACTGACATTGCGCAATTTAAGCCTTTGGGTCAAGGTAATTTAGCCAATGTTGATGCTGCTGATGCTGCAATGAAACTTACTTTAGATAGTAAAGCAGAACTTACAGTTGATTCACGTA